CAATATGTCTAATGCAGCTAAAAATGCATCGAAAGAAGTGAAGCTAAAACGAAGTGGTAAAGGGATGGTATATATTCACAATCAAGTGACCGGAGAAGTAAAGAGGGTTGAGAAAGGCACTACTATCGAAGGGTGGTTACCTGGTAGTGGCTCTAAAAAGAGTAATAAATATAAAGGTATGAATAAAGGTACATATTTCGGTTATAATGAAGATACTCTTAAAATAAAAAGATTCCAAAAAGATGATGAACTACCGACTGGTTGGAAGAAAGGACGACCTAGCAAAAAATAATTATGGCAGATTTATATAGACATAAAACGTTTAAAAATACTAATTTCGAAGTATTAACTGATGAAGGGTTCAAAGACTTTAAAGGTATTATAGTAGGTGATAATAAGGATAAACTAAAATTGTCATTTAAAAGTAGCAAATTTGTTATATGTACACCTAAACACAAGATTACATTATGCTCAAACGGTACATACAAATACGCTAGCGAATTGAATGTTGGTGATATTATATACGGAGATGAGGTGGTTACTAGTATTGATGTAATTCAAAACAATGACAAGGTGTATGAATTATTGCATGTAGCTGATAATCATAGATACTATGCAAATGGTATCTTATCTAATCAATGTTTAATTCTAGATGAGCTTGCCTTTATCGAACCACACCTTGTTGATGACTTTTGGAAATCAGTATACCCCATCGTTTCAGCTTCTAAGAAGTCTAAGATTTTTATAGCTTCAACTGCAAATGGTACTGAAAATCTTTTCTATAAGTTATATTCAGGGGCTGAGTCTGGTGATTCTAATTGGGCATACGATAAAATCTTATGGAATGAAATACCCGGTAGAAATGAAAAATGGAAACAAGATACTATATCATCTATTGGTAGTACCGATGCATGGATGCAAGAGTTTGAATGTCAATTTATATCAAGTGGTGAAAGTTCTTTGGATTTAGAACTTTTTGAAAAGTTATCCACACAAGCTAAAGATCCAAAATTTGTTTTTGATGATGGTCACTATTTACTATGGGATGAACCTAAAGATGATAGAATATATATAGCAAGCGTTGATACAGCAGAAGGTTTAGGTCGAGATGCTTCAGTTATACAGATATTAGATTATACTGATCTTACTAATATAGAACAAGTAGCTACATATCATAATAATTTGATATCACCTTATAACTTTACAGAAAAGGTTTATGAAATATTACAGCACTGGGGTAACCCGTTAGTATGTATTGAAAGAAATAATAGCGGTGGTCAAGTTGTTGATATACTTAAAAATACACACAACTATGAAAATATAGTATCGTGGGGAGCAGCTACTGCAAGTAGTAGAAAGAATAATCAACTAGGAATTGTAGCTCATACTAATACAAAATATAAAGGTGTTATGAATATGAGGTATTGGTTAAATGAACTTGAAGCGGTGAAGATAAACGATATACATCTGGTTAAAGAATTAAAGGACTTTACGAAGCACCCAAATGGTACATGGAGTGCTAAGAAAGGTAAGCATGATGATAGAGTTACTTCGATGATGTGGAATTTAATAGTACTTATAGATGATATAGTTACAAAATATTTTGATGTTGTTAAATATGATTTAAATAATCGACCTTTAGAGTTACAGCAATTTGATTACGGTATTAAATATTTTATGGACCCAACTTCAATGTATACAAATGAAAAAGACTCCGGTAACTCTCAGACACTGCCTATTATAATAGGCAATGCTCAACAGGTAAATAATGATATGGGTAATTTAATCAATCAAGGATACAAACCATGGCAAATGTAAATCAATCACAATTCAATAAAAGCAGGTTAGATAAATTTCTACTTGTACTTAACTTACCACCTGTTTTAAAAGATTTAGCTAAGAAAGACTTTGCAAGCCGAGACAATAATGTAGTAATCGAAGATAGTTTGCAGTTTTCTGTATATGGTTCAGTGATACCAACAGTTACTGTACCTGCTATTGAACAAGGATATGCAGGTCAGCATTATAAATTATCAAGTAATACAAGACCTGCATATCCAAATGTTAAGGTTAATTTTACCATTGATAACAAATTTAATAATTACTGGGTAATATATAAATGGCTAGATATGTTGAATGATGAAAAATTCTCACAATATAATGGTAAAGATTATACAAACAAAATAACACCAGCAGATTACCAGGCAGATATGACTTTATACGCTAAAGATGAGTATGATAATAATATTGTTAAATTTACTTACACTAAAGCCTTTCCGGTAGGTTTGGGTGAGATAAGCTTTAATTATAGAACTGCAGGTGAGATAGAAACAACATTTGAATATGCATTTTCTCAATTACTAGTCGAATTATTGTAATTTTTACTCCGCGGATATATAAATAATTATATATGGCTAGAACAATACAATCCCCCGGTGTAGAAATTAAAGAAATTGACTTAAGTCTCAGAGCTAACTTACCTATTGGTACCTACGTTATGGTACCTGGTTTTTCTGATAGAGGACCAACTGATGAGGTTGTTCAAGTAACGAGCCAAAGTGAATTTGAAAATATCTACGGTTTACCTACAACCCCAGCAGAGAGATATTTTTACCACTCGGTAAGACCTCTCTTTAATTCACCAGCTAATATCTTAACATACAGATTACCGTATGGTGAAGGTAAAGGTAATGGCTTTGGTAATACATACGGTGTATTAGCATACCCATCTAAATCAATTAGCATCAGCCAAACAGGTCTCGGTGTAACTGCATTAAACGAAGTAGCAATTAGTTTAAACTATGACACAGCTGAATTAACAACTAATGGATTAAGTGGTGCTAATTTCTTATTACAAGGTTCATCTGGTAAAACATACAGTTTTGCATTCGGATTTGGTGGAGTAGCACCGGTACGATTACCATCAGCAACTGGTGCTCAATTATCTGCAAGCGTTACAGCAGGTGCAACAACACCAATAGCAACTATTTTAGGTAATATACCTACTGCATTTTCTAGTGTATCAGGTATCGGTAACGAGTTTAGAGAGATTGTAGTTAACGATAGTGTAGTAACATTTACATTATCTGGTCCTGTTAATACAATTCCACTTGGTACAGATGCAGAGGTAGAACAGTCGTTATTAGCCGGTCTTGATAATCCTGATGATGTTTATAGTGCTGCCCAAACATTAGGTACAACACCAGCAGGAGCTACTAACTTCGGAGATGTATTAAATACATTTAACGAACAAGGAAATGATGTATTGAGTATTCTTGGTAAACCAACACACTTTCAATTAACTCAAGAGCAATATAATAGTATTCAAACTGGTACTTCTTTTAGTTGGAGTAACTCTTCAACATCAAATTTCACTAATGGGTTTGATGATCTTGGTAAAGCAGCAATGCTTATATTGAATAAAGGTCAAACAACTATTGATCAAAGATTCCAAGGTTTTTATATTGGTGCTATTGATAATACAAATCTAAATGATGCAACAGATTTTGATGGTATTTTAACAGCTGAAACAGTAGCTCAATCAGCTGCATTTACAAATAATTATACTACATTACCTGGTCAAAGGTTAGATTTCTCTTTATCGTCAATATCTGATAATAATACAAGTACATTCGGTCAAGACACTGATAGTATTTCAGAAATCATGGAAAATCTTAATGATTTTGACATATCTACAGATCTTTTCGATGATACAATTTCACTTGGTATCTTCAGATTAAGACAATCACCATTTACAACAGATACCATCAAGTTAGGATTTACCTTAGCAGAAGGTTATGTTGGTACATTTGATTATCATCGTCAGATTCAAAGTCAAAACGGTGGTGCACCTATTAAGTTCTCTATTGAAACTAGAGAAGATCAATCACCAAACGTTCAAGTAATGGTTAATGAGTACCTTAGCCATAAAAACGGTGATACATATCTAAATATCGACGGGGTACCGACCAATAAGATTAGATTTGCATCTTCTAAAATTGATACAAATGCAACACCAGATCTCGAAGCTAGAACTTCTTACTTTAAGAACTTATCTGCAAGCTACGGTGCTCAAACTGGAGCACAAGCTCAGACATTATCTGGAGTCATTGAAAGCGCAGTAACGTTTGATGTTAAACCATCTGATAGCTTATACCCATTAGGTACATATGCTAATTCAAATGCACGTACTAAAGATATAGGTTCCATTCCACAAAAGCTTGATAGATTGTTTGATTCGGTTGAAAACCCTGATTTATATGAATTAGATCTTACAGTTGATGCTGGGTTAACTACTATTAATGCAGTTTCTGAATACTTAGAGCGTGGTGGTAAAGGTAAGTACTTCGATGATACAGTATCGGTATCAGCAATCGATGGTTTCTATACATCAAATATATTGAATATTAGTGAAGAAGCAACTGCATTCAGATCTGATTGGAAGACAGTGTTTGATAGATTTGCTCAGTTTGCTGAATTCAGAAGAAAAGATCACTTGTTTATTGCTGATTTACCTAGACATATATTCGTTCAAGGTTCAAACTTCAAAACACTTGATGATGATACGAAGAACTTCTCGTTAAATATCTCAAGTCCATTGAGAGCATTTACAGCTGTTACAAATACTAGTTACGCAACAACATATGCTAATTGGGCTCAAGTATATGATACAGGTTTAGATGACCAAACTTGGGCACCATTCTCAGGTTCAATTGCAGCAACCATGGTTAATACAGATTCTAACTTCCAGCCTTGGTACGCACCAGCTGGTTTTACAAGAGGTGTAGTAACCGGTGTTAATGACTTAGCATTGTATCCTAAGCAAAAGCAAAGAGATCAATTGTATAAAAATTCTATTAACCCAATTGCATTCTTTCCGAATGAAGGTTATGTAATTTTCGGTCAAAAAACGTTATTGAAGAAGCCAAGTGCATTCGATAGAATTAACGTACGTAGATTATTCTTATACTTAGAAAAAGCTACAGCACGTACAGTTAAATACTTTGTATTTGATCCTAATACGTTGTTGACGAGAACACGGGTAATTAATACAATTCAACCTATATTTGAGAATTGTAAGAATACAGAAGGTGTTTATGACTACTTGCTAGTTTGTGATGAAAGAAATAACACTCCTGATGTGATTGATCAAAATGAAATGGTAATTGATATTTACCTCAAGCCAGTTAGAGCAGCTGAATTCATCTTAGTGAATTTCTACGCTACTAGAACAGGTGCAAATTTCAACGAACTAGTTTAGAATCTTAAAATAGTATAGCAAAAACCCTCTTTCTACCAGAAAGAGGGTTTTTTATGTTTAAATACAGTGCAATGTAAATAAATATTATTATGGCTGATAGTAGACTTACAGATTTACCAAATTTAACGACACCAAATAGTGATGATGTTTTATATATTGTTAATGTAACGCAAGATTCGTCAAATAAGATAACGTATGCAAATCTAGTTACAAATACTATTGATTCGTTAAGTGCTTATCTAGATAGTATTAATATACCTTCTATTAATGGTCTTTTTACAGATGTAGCTAATTTATCTGTAACTCAATTAACAAAAGCAAATCAAACAGATTTAAATACAACTAATACAAACTTAAATACACTTGAATCTAATGTTTTAGTATATTCAAGTCAAACAACTAAAAATGCTGGTGATATAGTAGCCTTATCAGGTTACATTGACGGTAATGCGTCAATATCTGATCTAAATGCAACTAATACACGCGTTGATGAAGTATCAGCATCGGTATTAACAAAAGCTAGTCAAGCTGATCTTGCGCTAAAAGCTAGTCAAAATGATTTAAACGCGTTAGGAACTAATGTAAATATAATATCTGGAGATGTTTTAACAAATTCAGTAATTATAGCCAATAATGAGTCGCGTATTGATATTGCAGAAGATGATATTCTAGAAAATACTCAACGCATTTTTACACTTCAATCAGAAACTCCTGACCTTACTTCATTTCTTACATTACAGGATACTGTATCTACTAATGATGATCGACTTGAATTTGCATTAGATTCGTTTAGATATTTAGCTGCTGCACCGTTAGATTTTACAATTGCAAGTATGGGTAATATAATTTATAAATATGAGATACCTACATTTATATACGGTCCTTTATCAGCTGATGGGTTTTCTACCGCGTATGCGAATATAAGTTCATATATTCCAGCGAATAATACATGGAAAGGTTTACAAGCCACAGCATATGTAGTTGAAAAAAATATAATTGAAGTATCTATATTTAACCCTACTGCTGGGGTAATTGTAATTTCCGGTGCTGATATATGTTTAAGAGGTGATGGTAGAAGAGTCACTTGGTTATCTGGAGCTGGTGGTAGTTGGTATGGTAATATTCCAACATCTCCAGCTACTCCTGTTTAAGATTAATATAATAAAATAATTTTATTGCAGAAAAACAACGTTTATTTGAATAAATAATTATATGGCTGACGTTAGACAAACAATACAAGATTTTTACACACAAGCGCAAGTTAAAGACTTTGCAAGAACTAACCTTTTTAGAGTATTAGATATTAGCTTAGGCGGTACTGATGTTTCTTTTGAAGAGAGTGATATGGTATATGCAACAACAGCAACTTTACCAGGTAAGAGTATTACAACAATCCCAGTACCTTATATGGGTCTAAACTTCAACGTGCCAGGTAATGTTCAATACGATGGTAGTGAGGCTTATCAAATTAATTTCCGTTGTGATGAAAAGTATGATTTAAGAAATAAATTTCTTCAAGTAGTTGCAGATACTTTCGATGATGCTGATTCAACAGGTAATTATTTTACACCTACTGCTGATTCAGTTATTGATCTTGTTCTTTTAGATAAAGAAATGAATAAAGTAGATCAATACCAGTTAGTTGGTTGTGCAATTAAATCAGTAGGTCCAATGACCTTTGATGTAACTGCAGCTGGTACAGAACAGAAGTTTGATGTAACATTATCGTATCACTATTTTAGACAGAGAAGTTAAGTAAAAAAGTATTACACCCGGATTGAGAGTTTATATTCTTAATCCGGGTTGTCTATGTATAAATATAAGTATATGCCTGGTATATTAAATTCAGTAAATAATGCTATTCAAGGAATCTCTAATAAAGCAAATAATTTATTTGGAGGTTCAGTATCCCAACCAGGTCTATCTTTATTAGGTACCAATTTACCCTTCGTGCCTTTAGTTAGCTTTAGGGATAACTTTATAGAAAGCCTAGATCAGTGGTCTAACTCTATACCTTTAGATACTCAATTCATCGTGATGTTTGATAGCTTCCCTCAAGGTGTCTCTACTAACGTTATTCAGAATCTTGAACCTATAGTTCAGAGTACAGGTTTTGATATTAATCTACCAAAAGGTATACTTACAAATTTTAAAAATCAAGGAATGGTAGGTTGTATATTTGCTACTGGGTTTAATTTAGCTGGTGAAGAGTTAGATTATCAAGATGCTAAGATACCAAATAATAGAGGTTTCATACCCGGTACGGTATTATCAAATAGAAAAGCTTTTGCAAATAATACATTAACTTTAGAATTTAGAGAAACAAATACATCATTTAATGATTTTGTTATCCGACCATGGGTAATACTTGCAAGTCATTACGGTTATGTTGCCAGAAATTTATCAGATCCAATTGAAGCTCTTAAAAATGTTAAGACTAACGTGACAATCGTACAATATGCAAAAAGTGATGCAGGTCTATCGCAAATTCCTAGAAAAACATGGAGATTTTATAATGTAGTACCTGTCCAAACTTCAACAAGAGATGCTAATTATGGAACATCCGATGCAGTAAAAACTATCGATACATCGTGGGTATATGATAAATATGAAATACAATCTAATTTATATTTGAATATACCTGATTTACTCAAAACTTTAAACCCCTTTAAATTTTAACAAATGGATACTTTAGCCGAATCACTACTACTTTTAACGAAGACTAACTCTAAAATAGTTGATAAAATTAAAGAGGTAGATGCAAAGATTGATTCTGTTATTATAAGCAGTAAACAATCCCCTAAGACTGCAGATAGTAAAGGAACAGCATCAAAGAAGAGTACAACTATCCAACCTGGTGTTAAAGTTAAAGCAGATGCAATAGATAAAAAGATTGTTTCTACTGTTGAAAAACCTAAAACTGTAATTATTTCTGATTTTACTAAGGAAGCGTTAACCGATTTAGCAGGAATTCTCGGTAAACGACCTGCACCTAAAGAGACAGAAGATAGTGGTGAACCACCAAAGAAAAGTAAAGCAGCATCGAAAATTATAGGGTATCTAGCTGCAGCAGCTGGTGCGTATGCTATTATTAAAAACTTTAAAATAGAAAATATACCTGGTTTAATAAAAGGGTTACAAGGTGCACGTAAATCTGTTACAAAATTAAAGAATAGGTTTAAAACTGGGGTTGATAAAATGAAAAACGGGGTTAAAAATGTTAAATCATTTTTTACTAAATCTAAAAATGCGATAGGAAATATGATACCTAAAAACTTAAAAGCATCAGTAACAAAAAGTGTAGATGCTGCTAAAGGTGCAGTTAAAGATTTAGGTAGTAAGATAGGATCGGTAGCAGACGACGCTATAAACGGGTTGAAAAGTCAGATGGATAACGTCGCGACGAAAATGGGAACTTTTGCTAAAAATCTTGGATCCGGTCTTAAAGGTATTGTCGGTAAAGTTGGTGGTATGGTAGGGTTAGCGGACGACGGAGCAAAATCTCTTGCAGCTGCTACAACACCTAAAGCTTCAACACCTAAAGCTTCAACACCTAAAGCTTCAGCCCCTGCTCCTGCTCCTAAAGCTGCTCCTCCTAAAAAGTTAAACTGGTTACAACGTAAAGCCGCTCAAGCTAAATCTGCACTAAAGAGTGTCGGTGGAGCAGTTAGTAATGTAGCGAGTAAAGCTAAAAACGTCGTTGTTGAAGGAGCTACTGCAGTTGGTAATGTCGTTGTTAAAGGAGCTACTGCAGTTAAAGAAGGCGGAGTTGCTGTTGCAAAAAAAACTTTTAAAGCTGGTGTTAAAGCCTTGGGTGGTGCAGCTAAAGTTGGAAAAGTTGTATTAAAATCTCCTTTTTTAGCACCAATTGTTGAAGGAATTTTTACCTACAAGGATATAACAAAAGCAATTGAAGAATATAAACAGGGTGAAATAGATAAAAAAGAGTTAGATAAGAAAGTTGGTGATCGATCAATTAAAGGAATTGGCGGTATTATCGGTGCAGCTGTAGGTGGTACACTCGGTGCTGCAGCATTAGGAACGTTATCTTTCGGATTAGCTGCACCCTTAGGAGCTATACTCGGTGGGGTTGGTGGAGACATGGCTGGTAGATTCTTAGGTGGTGTTATTGCAGATGTTATTGGTAATAAAACTGATAAGTTCGGTGAAGGTATAGTAGATAGTAAATTCTTTAGAAATAAAATGATGGCAGAGCCATCTGAAGGACAAGCACCTGAAGGTGAATCATCTGAAGGTCAAGCACCTGAAGGTGCAGCACCAGTTCAATTAGACG